CTTCATGTTGAATGGAATTTGCAATATTTAACTGCACATGATAATCAAAAAAAATCAAACAAATTAAATTAATGAATGAAAAAAATTATATTCAGAATTTTAACCATGAATCTTATGAAAATCGCACAAAGAATTATCTTAACATTAGTGAAGATCGTTTCGTTCAGTATTGCAATAGTCGTGGCTATCTTTATAGGAAGCTTGGTCTTAATGCTGTTAGTGATTCTCAATCTTTCGCTGAAAGTGTTATTCCTTTGTTTGCCAAACTCCCAACACTTATCAAAGCTTTCCCAGACTACTTCGTATACGCACCTAAAGAAGCACATAAGCAAGAGCAGTTCTTTGTTGAATTAAAAAATGCTACTTGGGAACATGGTAAGACTTTAACTAAGATCAAAGTTAGAGATGTTAAAAGATATATTTATTTTGAACAATCTTTTACAAACTATCATACTAAATTTACTATTTGCTTTCCTTTAGCTGATAAGATTATATTTAAAAGTGTAGACCAAATATTAAAGCTATTACCAAAATCGCAATTAAAAAGCTTTCCAAATGATGGTATAGAATACTTTGAAGTACAGTTAAGTTAGTGAATAGTATTTGAAATATCTTCATAATAATCGTGCCAACCACATTCCTCTACTTCAAATTCAACTCCAGTAATTCTAAGTTTTTTAACTTGTTTTAATGAAGCTAAAAAAGAACTAGCATTTACAAAACAATCTGTGTCAAAAAATCTGCAATAAGCTATATCTTCTTTTATACTCTCATCATTTACTTTCACAAAGCTTACAGCATAAGTGATTAAGTAGAAGTTCATTTTTTAAATACACCATCTATCATGGGTTTAAGTCCATAGATGGCAGAAAATATACCTACTATTAACCATTGATACCAAGTAGGAAACTTATCAAAGTATTCAAAAAATAAATCTAATTTAGCTTTGATATTTATATCATCACTAATAACTGCATAAGATAAAACAATAATAGGAATACATACTACAATTAAAACAAATTCATCTTTCCATGATTTGTCTTGGTCGTTATAAACTTCTCTTTGATATTCAATCTGACCCTTTGCCATTTTTTCATAGTAAAGTCTTTCAGCTTGAGATTCTAAAAGTTCAGATTCTTTTCTGTTCTTATAAATGTCTGCACCAATCTTAAAAACTGTAGGTATAATGTTCCACCACATACTAATCTATTGCACAAATATTTATTTGACCAGTACCATCACCACCTTTGATGAAAGCAACTTTATCGCCAGATTTAAACTTAAATAAATTAACAGAATCTTGTGTTAGCATAACATCTTCTTCTGTAGCTGTTGGATTTGCACCAAACCTAATATGAGCATGAGTTCCTGATATTGATATTCTAATTGTTCCTGAACCTGTTATTACTGCTGATGATTGTGCTGATGTAGCACCAATAGTGTGTGTTTCAGAGAAATAATCTGGATCTATTGTAGTTATTACGTAATTTGACATATAAAACTCCTTAAATTTGCCTATTTAAACCCTCAAAATACCCCTAAATTTTAATGTTATAGAAGTTTTTAAGATAATGCTCGTTTTAAAGCCACGTGCCTTAAAACAAGCTATAAATCGTTTTAAATGATATTATCTACTTTTAGTTGAATCTATTAGCAGTTCTATGTAGTGTTTTGCCTTTTCTAAGTCTTGAACACCACCCTTCTCTTTAAATCGCAACACGTACTTTATTATGTTTCCTTCTACAAATCCAATATTATTTTTAACTATAAACTCAACTGGTTGTATTTTGTATTTTTTGTAGTGATTTCCACCAACTTGTTTTTTATAAGACTTCATAGACTGTTCTTCCATTGGCTTTGTATGCTCTTAAATACATCTTACGATTATTACCTTTGTTGTAAGAGATGTGAACCCAACCTGAATTAGTTTCTTCTGGTTTCCAAAATTCTAAAATGCACTGGTCAAATTCTAAATGATTAACAACCCAGTCAGCAAGTTCTTTATTAGGCACTCCAATAACTTCACAATCAACAGCTTGACCAAAAGTATGTTGTGATGTTGCAGAACTTCCTATGGCTTTGCATAATTCAGGAGAACGATAACCAGAAGTTATTTTGATGTCGCCAAATTGATTTATGATTGGAGTTATTACTTCGTAGATTAATGTTTGTAGATTTATTAAGATTTGATCTGTTGGAGTGTTATCTATTCCAAGTCTTGTGGCACTTTCGCTAAAAAGCAGTTCCTTCAAACTTACTTCTCTCATATATAGATATTGTTATCCCAATCTCCGTTACGTTTCAAATACATTGGTGTTAAATGTGGCATACCATTTGTTATTAGTCCACAAGATAAAATAGGTTTTTTTAAATTAAGTCTCATGTAGTTCATAGCAAGTGCATCTTTATTAATTAAGCAACCTACAGTCATACCAAAGTTTAAATGGAAATCGTTACCATGAAATCTTACTTCGCTAATTGTATGATAATGACCCTGAACAACTGATAGAGCATATTGAGCAACAGCTTTAGAAACATCAGGAGAGAATTGATGTCCAAATAATATTCTGCCTTTGCCTGTATCTATAAAATGCTTTTCTTTCCAGTTCCAACCTTTACCTACTTCTAAGATTTGGTTATAAGATTTAATAAAAGATTTAGTCATTCCTTTTGCCATAGCACGTCTTAAAACCATAGAACCATGATTTGATTCTAATAAAGTCATTTGTGGGAATAGTTTATGAAGTCTATGTATTTCTTTTTTACCAAGTTCTAATTCATCTTTAGGAGATGGAAGATCAGGGTCTATTGTGTGAGATACATTGATAGAATGAAAATCCATTTCATCACCAATGTTTACAATAGTATCAGGTTTGTATTTAGCTTTTAACTTTGTAAGGAATCCATGCCAGTCTTTATGAGCAAATGGAAAGTGTAAATCAGATATGACTAATATTCTTTTATTCATATACACAACCAGTTAGTTGTATTCGTACTATTTAGCAAGAAATATTGTTATCAAAGCCAAAGATAAAGCACCAAGTCCACATAATATAGACCAGAATAGAGTTTCTAGCTTCTTTTCTAGCTTATATACTGAGCAACCAAGTAATTTAACTTCTCTCTTAATTCCTGTGATATGTCCCTTTAGAGATATTAGTTCTTCGTTCTGTGTTCTTGCCATTGTCTTTTAAGCATTTGCAAGACTTTAGCAAGACACACCCACCAATCCAAAGTTTGAAAATGCAATCCATTAAATTTTATGGACTAATATCAAACTATTGTGTTTTAATAAAGTTATTTTTTTGAAGAATATAATTGTTCAATAGTTTTGGCATAATCTTTCCAAAATGTTTTAACATCTTCAAAAGCATCTGCATAAAACTTTGTCCAAAATTCTTTTACTGATTTATAATCAAGCATTAAGAAACTCCAGTTCATGTTCGTTGTATGGTATCATTTAAGATATATAATTGTGCAACGCACAAATTTCAAGATTATTTAATGTTTAAATGTTCTTTAATTGATTCAATAATATGATTGGCATTTTGGTATCGCCATTCAAACCAGATACCTATAATTATTCCTAAGATAAACCAAATCATCTTGCACAAACAGGTATGCCTTTTGAAGAAACAAAAGGTGATTCTGCAAAAGCGATTCCAATATAATTACTACCAGAGCCATTAATAGCACTATTAGTTCTTCTTGCTTTAAAGCCATTAGACAAAATATCTACGTTATTAGATGCTGTACCTTCAGCATAACTACCATTTGGATATAATTCTTGTGTAGCAACATTAAATGTATCTCTTTTTGTGTCAATTATAACCCAATCTGTTCCTGCTGTAGATGTATTTTTATACATTAAAAATGATGGTCTGAACCCACAGTAAACGAATGTTCCGTCAGTTGAACCATTTCCAGTATAGCTAAATGCCTTGCTATATCCTTTTACTTCAGCAAAGCAATAGGCGATCATAGCATTACTGCTTCCATTGACACCACCATCAGCACCTACTGAAAAAACTGTTGATGTTGGTGCTGTGCTATTCCATATACTTGCATCAGCATTATCTTCAGCATTAGTTAAACTTAACCAAACTCTTTTTGAAGCACCGAGAGAAGAATGATAAACATACCAATGATTTGTTCCATTACTTCTATTTTTTATAATCATCATTTTTGGTGCCACACCTAATCCATGACCAATAGTTTGTGCTGATGTTGCATTACCAGTATAACTTACAATACTAAATCCACTTGTTGTATTAGCTGATACTGTGCTTGTAATAGTTCCTGAAGTGTTTGATGTAGTTGTGTTACTCGCTAACCATGACCACCCAACGTGAGCAAAAGTATTTTTATTTACTCTTGTTGAAGCACCTAGTGTGAAACCATTACTATCAAATGAAGTAAGAGAATCTGAATATGTTTGTTCAGCTAAAGTTAAATTAGAAGATAATGCTTTTGTAGCAGTTCTGTTTATATCAAATAAATAATGATCTTGTGCTTCTCCTCTTGATTTCAACCAAACTAAATCTGGTTTAAAGTTGAGTGAGGTTATAGATTGAGTAGCAGTTGTTCCTGTATATAAAGCTGTATCAAAGTATTTTTTTGGCGAATCAATTGTGCTAAATGGCATTATGCTACCTTTTTATATCTTGCTGTTGTTAATCTTCTATGCAGTTCTCTATATTCTGCTGTAATATAACTTCTATCTTTACCAAGTTTAAACCCTTCTTTCAAATAATCATTTACAAGTTCTGGTTTTACAGCTCTACTTTTTCCATCTTTATTTATAAATACCATACCTTTTGTGTTTTGATTACCTTTTAATCTTTCAGCTATTTTGTTTTTAGTTTCAGACTTGTGTTTATATCCTAATGTAATTGTATTACCCATCATTCTTTTTGAAAACATTTGTTTATATTTGTCAGTTTTCATATGGCTGTGTTCTCTAGATTCTTCTCTTAGCTTGGCAGATATTCTAGATGTAATTTTATAATTTCTTCTATCGCTTTTTAATCTGCACATTCCTTCAAATGCAACTAATACTAAATGCCTATTTCTTCCTTCAGTAAACTTGCATAATAACATATGTATTATAAAATGCTCTTTAGCTGTTAATCTTACTAAGTTATCTTCATTGTTTGACCCACCAAGACATTTAGGTAGTATGTGATGCTTTTCAGTATAGCAGGTTAGTGTTCTGTTCTTGGCTTTTGTTATTATGTTATCGTGCCAAGTTTTGTATTTGTTGTTTAAAAACATATCAACCTTGTGTGCTTAAATTAGCTGTGCAGAGTGCAAAATAGCCACTGGGAACACTGTACGAAAAATTGCCTTTTCCAGCACCATCAGTATTGCTACCACCAGTATAAAAAGGAGAACCAAAGTTCCAATCAAATACTGGGTCAGTTCCACTATCTAATGAAGAACTACCAAAAGAATAATCATATCCATCTGCAATAGCCCAACCACCTGTTCCTGAAGAACCAGAAGTTGGAACTCCTGAATTTATAAAAGTTCCATTCTTGCTAAAATAAACATAATTATTATCTAAATCTAAAGCTACTCCAATGATGTCGTTATCAGTATATGTTGCTAATCCAGTTGTTAAAGCACCAGCATTGTTATAAACTTGTCCATGAGAAGCATATCCATAACCTCTTGCTAATGCACCTACATAAGTGTCCATTGTATAAATAGAAGTATCTAAAACACCAACTTGTGGATATGTACCACCTAAACTTGTTACTCTACATTCTGCATACCACTTGCCAGTTGTTGGTGCTATGCTTGAAGCAACCATTCTTTGACCACTAGAAGTATTTGTAAATTTTAAATTGCCTTCAGAATAACTTATTGAAGTTGAATATAATAATGGGTTAAGTGTTGCAAAGTTATTAGTAGGTGTGTCTGTGCTTTGATCTACTGAAGTTAGATTATTTACTGTGAATGTGTTTCCGTTTCCTGAAGAATCTGTACCAAGAGATGCTGAGTTTTTGAATTGCAGGTAGAATCCAGCAGTTCCATAAGTACCTGTATATGCTTTTGGTTTCCATATTCCTGTGTCAAAATCTGTTTCACCGAATGATGATGGGGTTAGTGCTTGGTTATCAACATAAATTGCTTCTGCTATATAACCATTAAAACGAGATACACCACCAACTTGATCTGTATTTATGCCAATTCCTGTTGTAGTCAAGGTTGTTAAAATAAAATCTTGATTTTGTGATGGATTAACTCTAGTTGAAAATGAAGTTATTTCATTTCCGTTTAAGTAAATTTTTATTCTGTTATCAGCAGTTGCGTTAGCTGAATCTACAACAACTACAATATGATACCATGCAGAAAAATCTCTTAATAATTGAGTTGTAACTAACCTACCAATAGTACCACCATCATATAAAATAACATCAATAGAATTAGAATTACTTGCTCTTACTGTAAAATAATCATTACTTCCATAAAATCCAAATATTTCTTGACTTGTGCTACTTGAACTTAATTTAAACCATGCAGATAAAGTTAGTTTGTCTCTGTTATCTGGTGTTGTAGTTGTTTTTGTTAATGAATCTGATGAACCAGAATTAAATCTTAATGAGTTTTTAACTGTATATCCACTTACAGAATTAGCACCTAAGATTAAAGGCATTAAATTACCTCTTTAGGATATTCTGCTAATGGTCTAGTGTAGATTGGAGATTGTTCTGTGCCTGTATTTGTATATTCATACAATGCCTTCAGTTGTTCCACAGTAGTACAAGCATTTATTTGTGTTTCTTGTTGATTGCTAACTTCTCTTACTTGATTTCTAAAATCTTGTATTGCTTGTGGTATAGCAGTTCCAGTATCAGCTTTTCTAGTTACATACCAATCAGTTGATGAAAGTAATCCAGCAGTTTGTTGTTTAGATATAGAAATCTTTTGAGATTTTAAACCTTTAGTTACTACTTGTTTTCCATCTTGAATTACTGGTTCGCCATTTTCATCAGTAGCATTAACATCTTCTAATTGTTTAGGAGTTGCAGTTCCCCATTTTCTAATTGCTTTACCTTTTTTAAATTCAAATATTTCATTAGTGTTATTGTAATAAGATTCATCTTTTAAATTAGTAGAATCTGTTTCAATCTCATAAATACCTATTGCGTTCTTTTCTTCTTTAGACCAAATGGTAAATATTTGTGAAGAATACTTATTACCATTAAGTTCAAATGGTTCAGGATTTGAAAATACTTTTACTATTTCGTTATTAATTACTAGTGCGTACATATTAAGTTATTGATAAGTTTAAATTTCTTCCCATCTCGTGCCACACAGAACCATTATATCTAAATACAAATACATCTGCTTTATTAATAGTTGTAGTTAGTGTTGGTGCAGTATCACCAGTAAATTCATAAGCACTGTTCCAAGTTAATGTTCTTGAACCAGTACCATCTTGAATAACAGCAAGAGAAATAAATTGTCCAGTTAATCCATTTGTAGGTGCAGATAAAGTTCTGTTTCCACCAAGAGTTACTTTGGCAACTGGAGATGTAGATACGTCCCAAGTAATAGTTGTACCATCTGTAAGTGTAGCTTCTGGGAAATAAGCACCATCATTAAATTTAATTAATCCAGTACCTTTTGTAGTTATGCTTAACCCAATATTTGTGTCTCCACCAGTTACAGATAAATCAGGAGAGTTTCCAGTAGCAGAATTTGTAATTGTTATTTCATTAACTGCTGATGCTGTCTTTGCAAATTTAAGATATTCATTTCCTGAATCATCTGCGATTGCTGTTGCATTTGGTAATCTAATTGAAACTGTAGAATTAAGGTGAGTGTCTGTAAGTGTTAAAACTGTTCCTGTTGCAGTTGTTGCTAGACCAGTAATTGATACTGTAGAGTCTAACCAGTTTACTGTATTAGCGACATGGTCAATAGTTGCTAGTGATATATCATCAGCACCATCATAATATTTTAAAGTAGGTGCAGTAGAAGTTGTTGTGTCTAACCAAAGAGAATTTGCAACTGCTGAAGCTGGTCTAGATGTTCCTGAGTTTAATGTATTGATTGCTGATAGTACGTTGTTTAAATCTGTTCTAAATGCAGGGAAACCCTGATTTGCTATGTTATAATCACTATGTTGTGCCATCTAATATCCTTTGCTTAAATAATCAAAAACTTTTGATACTCCACTATTGCTACTATTTTTAAAAGCAACATCAAAACCATTAACAGTTTTATTTGAAATTGTAAAGTAATCTCCTGTGTTCATACCTTGTGCTGTTATTCCTACTGCATAAGAATTTGAATAAAAAGGCAAAGTAAATGTAACAGTATAAGTTCCTGTTCCTGAAGTTATATCATTTCCACTAAATATTCTGTCTGGCATATCTATACTTACTGATAAAGCACTAATAACTGGTGTTGATGATAAATCAAAAGACCTCAATGTTACTCTAAATTTATAATATCTAGCTGTATAATCGCCGACAACAAAGTTTCTAAATGAAGTATAAGTTATATTGTCATTTGATAAAGCAATCTCAATATGAGCATTACAATTAGCTGGAGTATCGCCATCAAAGTTAGATTGTGCGTCATCAAAATCTCCAGTTCTTGAATCAAATAAATCATCTAAGTTATCTGATGTCTGTGTAATAGAAGCAGTTACTCTTGAAGTATAAACTCCACCTATATCTATTGGTGCTGAGAATAAATAAGTTCCTTCAGAATATAAGTCATAAGCAGTTACACCAGAATCAAAGAATGAAGTAGCATCATCAAAGTTTCCTATTGCAGAATCAAAAAGTTCTGATGAATCTAATCTTAATGTTCCATCAGAAACTATTACATTAGTTTTTACTCCTGAGAATGTAGGAGATTCTGTTTGACTTGCAACAGCATTGTAATTTCCTATTGCTAATACATTTGTTTCAATGATTGTTTCATTAGAAGAATAGTTACCATTTTTATCTACTGCTTTTATAAGATATGAACCTACTCTTGCTGGAACTGTTACTGAAGTAGCTGGTCTTGCAACCTTTTCAACTAAAGAAACTGAGTTACCCCAAGAAGCACCTGTTGTTAATGTAGAATATCTAATTTGATAGTGTGCTAAATCTAAATCACTAATTTGTTGCCAAGATAAATGTGCATCTCCACCAATAATATTACAAGAGAAATCTGTTACATCAGAAGGTGGTGCAATTCCACCAACGATAGTTCTTGATGCAGAAGTATAAGTAGAACCAACTCCCAAAGTATTAAATGCTTTTACTCTTACATTATAAGTAAATCCATCTTTAACATTTAGTATTCTTTGAGTTAAACCAGAACCTTGTCCAGCAATAATATAATCTGTTTCTGTACTTAGTTTATATTCTACTTGGTAGTAATCTACAAAGCTATCTGGTGATGCACCTATTGTTACATCTAAAGCGGTAATAACAACTCCGTCTGAGTATTCAATTAGTTGGTCATCTAGAGTAACTGAAGCTGGTGCTTGAACATTATTTGGATTTGGTAATGTTGTATCAGCTATTGTCGGTGCTTCTGCTTTTTCTGACCAAGTATAAAAGTTATCTTGATGTTCAATAAGTTTTAAAGAAACTGTAGAATCTGTATTTATACTTAATCCATAAACTCTAAATAGTTTAGAACTAAATCCACCTGTTGTGTAAGTAAGATCAACTAAATCTCCAATAGTTAAATTTAATGCTTCTGAAGTTACCATTACTTCTACAGCTAAAGCATTTCTTGATCTTCTTAAAATAATTTCGCAAAGTTCTTCTGCTTGGTATGGATTTGATATTCCTTGAAAGCTAAAATTAGCTTCTAAGTTAGTTCCATTATCTTCAGCTAATAAAGTTGCGTATCTATCTCCAACAGGCAAACCAGAATCATCAGCAGGTGGGAATGATACTGTATCTTCTTGCCATTCTTTTTCAGGATTAACAAATGTTCCTATTACTCGGTTATATTTGCTATTCTTTTTCTCACCAAATATTTTAATACCACCAATAATATTATCTTTGTTTAAGCTTAATTGAGATGAACCAGTATTCTCAATAATTAAAAAATACTTACCTTGTGTATAGGTAAATATTGCTCTCATTGGGTTTAACAGTTCTCTTACATTATCTATAAGTTTTTGTTCAGTATCTAAAACTATATTTGTTTCAAATAAGTTAATATCTGATACTGCACCAGAATAAGGTGTTACTTGAGTATCGCATAAATTTGCTGAAGTTTTAAATGAATCATAATTAGTTTCAAATGAAGAATTAGGTAAAGCTTTTCCATATCTGCTATTTCTTAAATAATCTAAAAGACACAAAGCTGAGTTAGCAGAATAAGTCCAAGTAGAAGCTGTATCTTCTCTATGTGAACCAGAACCACCTTTAGTTGAATCTAATCTTGGGTCATATATTTTTTTACCTTTAAGAACTACTTTGACTTCAGGTAATGAATTAAAAGCATCTTGATTCCATTTGAATTTAAAAGCAAGATAAGCAACACCAGATAGTTTATGATTAGAACCCCAGTTAGTTGATTCATCTAATAAGCTAGAAACAGATTGATTATCTAATCCGTAAAAAGATTGTACTGATATTAAACTTTCGCCTTTATAATAATTAGTATCTGAACTATTTACTGTTCTTAAAGTACCATCAGTTAAAGCACCTGACCAAGTTACTAATTTGTCATTAACATAAATTTCTTCAATAGATTCAATTCCATTACCACCACCTTCACAAAGAACTCCTGCCATGTAAAGATATGTATTATCTGTTCCTGAACTCTCTACAAATACTCTTGATACACCAACTTGTCTTTTACCATAGATAACTGGAATAGCTGTATTGTTAGAAGCTTTATTAACTAAGATACCTTGTGCAGTTTCTTGTTGTTGAACATTTCTTTTTGGTGGTTCAGGTTTTAAAACCCAAGATATAGCTGTAGTAACAACTAAT